TGGCCCTGCACCGCATGAAAAAAACACCCACCCCCCCGGCAAAACGCAAGGGTTGACGACTTATGGCCCAAACCGTCCGAAACCTCGACTTGGCCGCCGCCCTGGGCGTCACGCCGCAGCGCGTCTCCGCGCTCATCAAACTTGGGATGCCTCGGGACAGCATTGAGGCCGCGCTCAAGTGGCGCGAGGACCGCAACTCGGTGACGGCCGCCCCTCTGCCGGCGGCGCTCAACTCCCTCGACGACGGCACCCTCGCCTCGACGATCGGGCGGCACCGTCAGCTCGTGGCCCGTGCGCAGGGTGTCTGGAACGCCTCGATGGATGGCGGCGACCCCAACCAGGGGAAGTACCAGACGGCCTACAACCAGTCTCTGAAGACCTTGATGGCGCTGGAGTCCGAGCAAGAGCGCCGAGCCCTAGCCGCCAAGGAATACATCAAGCGCGAGGTGGCTGAGGCCTCGGTGCGCGCGCTGGCCGGCGAGGTGCTTGCCCGCTTGGACAAACTTGCGCTCGAGGTCGCCGAGAAGGCGAACCCCGACAACCCCGCGCTTGCCGCCAAGGCCTTGGACGCATGGGTGCGGCAGGCCCGCATCGACCTTTCCACCGATGGCTCGCAAACCTAAGAAGCCGCGCAAGCCGATGCCCATGCCCTCGCGTCCTTTCGGCGACAGGCGCGAGAAACTTCGCCGCATCAAATCTTGGAAAGAGCTGATGGAATGGCTGAAGGGAGACGGAAAGTATGAGTGACCCCGAGCTGCTCTCGCTGGGCCGCTCGCTCTTGGCGCCCTCGGACTCCGGCGACGTGGTCGATTGGTGCGAGGACAACGTGCTCGCCATCCCCGACTCTCCTATGCCGGGGCCTTTCCGCGCCGAGAGGACGCCGTGGATCGCGGAGGCCCTGCGAATCTGCGTGGACCCCGAGGTCCGTTTGGTCACAGTCCTTGCCAGCATCCAGAGCGGCAAGACCCTGCTCGCCCGTCTGCTCACGTGCCACATCGCGGCGCGCGCGGCCGGCCCGACGCTCGTGCTCCAGGACAACGACCAGAACGCGCGTGACTTCAACCTCACCGCCCTCCGCCCGCTTTGGGACAACTGCCCGCCGGTGAAGGACAAGCTGGTCCCCGAGATGGACAGGTCGTCGACGATTCAGTTCCAGGGCATGACGGCTTGGGTGCTTGGGGCGCACAACGAGAAGAACCTCCAGCGCCGCGCGATCCGTTGGCTCATCGGGGACGAGTGCTGGCAATGGCCGAAGGGCCACATCGGCGAGGCGTCGGCGCGCGTGACGGCCTTCGGCTGGATGGGGAAGCGCCTGTTCATGTCGCAGGGCGGCATCGCAGGTGACGACTTCCACGTCCTGCACGAATCGACGGACCAGAGGGACTGGCATTTCCGCTGCCCGAAGTGCGACCACGTCCAGCCCTGGCTGTGGGACTTTGTTCGCTTCCCCGAGTCCGCGAAGACCTCAAGCGGCTGGGACAAGGCCAAGGTTGCGGCTGGGACGACCTACGAGTGCGCGTCATGCAAGGAGCGCCTGCCCGACACCGCCGGGACCCGCACGGCTTGCAACGCCCGCGGGCAGTTCGTGGCCACGGCGCCGGCGACGCGATCGGGCTACGTCGGTCTGCATTGGAACTCGCTTGCCTCGATGAGCTGGGGCGACCTCGGCGTGATGATGCTTGAGGCCTCCGAGGCGTCTGACATCTACGGCGACGAGGCACCGCGGCGAATCTTCAAGCAGAAGCGTCTGGCGATGGCGTGGAGCGAGGAGGGCGGCACGATGGTCACGGACGCCAAGGCGAGCGACTACCGGATGGCGGACGCGTGGGAGGACGAGGCCCGGCTCGACCCGAAGGGCAAGTTCACGCGCGAGGCCTCCGGCATCGTCTTTCGAACGATGGGCATCGACGTCCAACGCGGTCACTTCTGGGCGGTCATCCGCTCCTGGGGCGAGAAGGGGAACAGCCGTCTGCGCTGGTTCGGCAGGGTGGAGACTTGGCAGGAGCTCGATGCGCTCGCTGTCACGCACGGCATCCATCCGGCGATGGTGCTCGTCGACTCGGGCGACCAGACGCAGATCGTCTACGCCGAGTGCGCCAAGCGAAACTGGAAGGTCGCCAAGGGGTCGGGGCAGGAGGACTTTGCCATAGGCCAGAACAAGCGCCGTTTCTATTCCGAGCCACAGGCCGTCCTTGTGCCTGGGCAGAGAAACCGCGCCCGCCTCATCTCGTACTCAAACATCGCCTTGAAGGACATCCTGCACGGCCTCCGCGCTCGACGACTGCACACCTTCGCCAGCGACGCGCCGGCGGAGTACGCCGAGCAGATGGACGCTGAGGTCCGCGTGAAGGACCGCAGGACCGGGAAGCCCATGTGGATACTCCCGCAGGGGAAGAAGGACAACCACGCCCTCGACTGCGAATGTCTTGCGGCCCTCCTGGCTATCCGCTGGGGTCTTGTCGGCTCACAGGCTCCGACGGCGGAGCCGAGTGTTGAGGTTGACTCATGAGCCCCATTCCTTTTGATTATCTTCGGAGACGGTCTCGCTGTGCTCATGGCTGGCAGGCCCGCGGTGGGCGGGGCCGTCTCCTCCCCCTTTCTTTGACGGTGCGGCAACTGTAGAGAACATGGCCTCCGCATCCGGCATCTTCATCGGTCTATCCGAGTCCGACATCCTGGCAATCCGCGACAAGGCGGTCGCCATGCTCAAGGAGGGTAAGACGATCATGAGCTATTCCGACACGGGGACCTCGGTCTCCAAGCAGTTTGTGATGCCCGTGAAGGAAGTCCTGGCTGAGTGCAAGATGGCGCTCCAGAACCTCGACCCGGCGACCTACGGCCAGCGCACGACCGTCATCCGTCCCGACTGGCGGTCCTTCGACGGCTTCTGATTTTATGCCCGCTCCTCGCAAGACCAGCATCAAGAAGCCCGCAAAGTCCCCCAAGGCCTCCGCCGCGATGGGTGGCGGGCACAACTTCGGGGCGGGCGCCGGCTACGAGGCCGCTCGCTACACGGGCCGCCGCTCCTTCCTCTGGCTGTCCCCCGCGCAGGACCAGCGCCGCGACCTCACGCCGGCGAAGCGGGCCGAGCTGCTGAAGAAGCTCCGCTGGGGTGAGCGCAACTCTGGGCTGGTGCGGCAGATGGTCTCCGACCTCGTGCTATACACCGTCGGCGACGGCTTCAAGTTCCAGGCGCACACGGGCGACGCCTCGTGGAACGCCACGGCCGAGGCGTACTTTGCCGAGAAGTCCCGCAAGATTGACATCACGGGGCGCTATTCGCTGAACGACCTCCTGCGAATCGCGGAGCGCCGCTGGGTGCTGGACGGCGACTTCTTCCTCGCGAAGGTCCGCAACGGGCAGGGCCTCGCCAAGTTGCAGGGCATCGAGGCGCACCGCGTCGGCGACCCCGAGACCAACGTGCCGGAGCGTATGCACGACGGCATCCAGTTCGGCGCATACGGGGAAATCGTCGGTTATAACGTCTACCGCTCCGACTCATCCTCCCGCCTCATCCTTGCCAACGCGATGATGATGGTTCACGACCCCGAGTTCGTCTCGGGCGCCCGCGGCCTGCCGCTCCTCCAGCACTCGTGGAACGACATCCAGGACGCGATGGAGATGATGGCGCTTGAGAAGACCGCGGTCAAGGACCACGCCGACATCGTGCGCGTGCTCAAGCGCAACGGCGGGGAGTTCGGTCCAGACTTGGCCTCGGAGCTCGCCAGCAATCCACAGGCGGTCAACGCCATGGGCCACGGACTCGGCGGAAAGTTCGTCGCGCTGGAGCCCGGCGAGGACTTGGACCTCAAGGCCAGCAACCGCCCCAACAGCAACTTCGACCCGTTCATGCGGATGACCAAGGCGGACGCCTCGCTCGGCGTGATGCCCTTGGACTTCATCGACCCGACCAACATCAACGGCGCATCCGTCCGTCTGACGGTCGCCAAGATGGACCGCATTGCGAGCCGCCACCAGCAGATCCTCATCGATGCCGTGTGCGTGCCTACCTGGGGTTATCTGGTTGGCGACGCCATCGCCCGAGGCGAGTTGCCGGCCATCGACGGTTGGGAGAAGGTCAGCATCACGACCCCGAAGCGTGTGACCGTGGACGCTGGGCGCGAGGCCGCCAACGACCGCGCCGACGTGGAGATGGGCCTCATGTCCATGTCCGAACTCTACAGCCAGCGCGGGATGGACTTCCGCGAGGAGATGGAGAAGCGCGCGGCCGACATGGCCTTCATCCGCGACCTCGCCGCCCGCAACGGTCTGCCCTTCGAGCTGCTGTATCGCATGAGCAACACCCAGCCCGGCACGACCAACGCGGGCACCCCTAACCCTCCCCCTTCCAACCCTTAAAACAATGCGCTTCCTCACCAATGCCCTCAAGGGCCGCGAGCCCCTGCTCATCGACCCGACCCGCGCCGCGGACCACGCCTCGCACGTCGCCGAGGCCTCGATGCTGGAGGACACGCTCTCGCTCATCTTCGGCAAGAAGCCGGAGCCGATGAAGGTCGGTAAGGTCGGCATCATCCCCCTCAAGGGCGTGATCGGCAAGAGTCTGACCAAGTTGGACACCCTCACGGGAGCGGTGGACGTCAACGAGTTCGTGGACGCGCTCGAGCTGATGGAGGAGGACGAGGAAATCGAGACCATCATCATCGAAATCTCCTCCCCTGGCGGGACGGTGACTGGCGTCGAGGAGGCCGCGCTAGCCCTGTCGCGCTCCAGCAAGAAGACTGTTGCCTTCACCGAGACCGAGGCCGCGTCCGCCGCCTACTGGATTGGTTCCGCCGCTGACCGTTTCGTGGCCACCCCCAGCGCCACCGTCGGCAGCATCGGGGTCTACATGGCCATCCCCGACTATTCCAAGGCCTTTGAGGCCGCCGGCGTCCGCATGGACGTCATCAAGTCCGGCACCCTCAAGGGCGCTGGCATCCCTGGCACGTCCCTCTCGGACGCCCAGCGCGCAGACCTACAGGCGCAGGTCGAGGCCATCCATGCCGACTTCAAGGCGGCGGTGCGCGGGAAGCGAAAGATGGCGAAGGACGAGGACATGGAAGGACAGGTCTTCTCCGGCAAGGAGGCCGCCCGCAAGGGTCTGGTCACCGGCCTCGGCACCTCCCTGCGCTCGCTGATCGCCGACCTCAACCGCTGATGCCCCTCGAGGTCGAGGTCCCGAAGTTCATCCGCGATAACGCGGCGCGCGGGCTACGCTACCACGAGGAAGGCAAGAGCGGGGACGGCGTGGTCGCTCGCACCATCCGCGAGGCCCGGGACATGGCCGAGGAAGGCCGCATCTCCGAGGACAAGGTCCGCCGCATGGGGCCTTGGTTCGCACGCCATAAGGTCGACATGGACGCCCCTGCCAACGACCCCGACAACGATGCGTTCCCCGGCAAGGGTGCCGTCGCTTGGCTCCTATGGGGCGGCTCGACCTCCGGCGACATAATGGACGCCGCGAAGTGGGCCGAGCGCACGGTCGAGCGCCTGGACAGAAATGCCTCCCGCTTGACGAATGGGGCAACTGTAGAGAATCACATGGACACCATCGAAAGCCAGCTCGCCGCCGCCCTTGAGGCCGCGTCCGCGAAGGACACCGAAGTCACCGAGGCCCGCGCCGCCGTCGAAAAGGTGGCCGCCGAGAACATCGAGCTCGCCGCCAAGGTGGCCGCGCTTGAGTCGACCCTCGCCGCCCTCTCGTCCGAAAAGGCGACCCTCGCCGCGCAGGTCGAGGCCGCCGCCGCCACCGCCGTTTCCGCTTCCGAGGAAGCCGCCGAGATCGCCGCGTCCGTGGGCGTGGCCCCCATCGAGTCCGCTCCCGTCGTCGCCCCCAAGGCCGACGTCCTCGAGCAGTACCTCTCGCTGTCCGGCGCCGAGCGCGCCGCCTTCTTCGCCGCGAACAAGGCCGCCATCATGCTGGCGCTTCGCAACTGATTTTCCCCTAACCCTCCCTACCTAATCCCAATCCATCATGGCTAACTCCATCCAGGCCGCCCCCGCTGTCCTCGCCGACGGCGTGATCGCGTCCCTCAAGAACAAGCTGCCCGTGCTCCGCAGCATGAGCCGCGTCTTCACCTCGACCCCCCAGGCGTCGGGCAAGACCATCCAGGTGCCCCTCATCGGCACCTCCACCGCCACCGAGTTCGGTGCCAACGGCTACCTCGCCCAGGATGACGCCACCGTCACCAAGGCGGACGTCACCCTCAAGCACTTCAAGGTCTCGACCCGCGTCGACCCGCTCAACATCAAGGAGTACGGTGCCGGCTTCTTCATCGACAACTTCACCGTGACGGCCGCCAACGCCCTCGCCCAGAAGTGCATGGAGGAAATCGGTTCCAAGATCACCGTCGCCGCCTACTCCTCGGACGTCGTCTCCGGCGCCGCCCTGACCTACGCCGAAGTGCTCTCGGCCAAGAAGACCCTCGACGACAACAAGGCCTCCGAGCCCCGCGTCCTGGTGCTGAACAACGTCTACACCCAGAACCTCCTGGGCGACTCGACCATCACCGGCGCCAACGGTCTCGGCGCGCAGGTCATCTCCTCGGGCCGCATCGGCACCCTCGCCGGCGCCGAAGTCTACCAGTGGAGCAACCTCGCCGACAACAGCGAGGACCTCGCCGGCTTCATGTGCGGTGCTGACGCGATCGCCGTCGCCGCCGCCCTCCCCTACACCGAAATCCCCGGCTGGGAAGTCGCCTCGGCTGTCGAGCCCGACACCGGTCTCGGCGTCCAGGTTATCGTCGGCCAGGAGCAGTCCGGCTACCTCAACGTGACCGCGACCCTGCTCTTCGGTTGCGCCGTCGGTCGCGCCGCCGCCCTCGTCCGCTTCGAGGACACGGTCTAATCGGTCTGACAGACCCGAACTGGGGGCCCCTACGGGGGCCCTCTTTTTTTGACCTGTCGGCAACTGTAGAGACGACCATGCTTACCAGCGAGCTCATCGAGGACGCCAAGGCGATTGTCGGGGACATGGCCGACCTTGCCCAGACGTGGACGGCCGTCGGCGGCACGCCCTCCTTCCAGGTCCTCATCGGTCAGCCCTTGGTGACGCAGGATCTGAACGCCGGCGGCTTCATCGACCGCGTGACCCACGAGGTGCGCGTCGTCGCTTCCACGGCCTCCTGGACGACTGCCTACGGCTCGGCCTGCGCGGCGGCCATCAGCGCGGGGGCCCCTGTGGCCTCCCTAGCCATCGGCAAGACCCTCGTGGCGACCGAGCAGGGCAACAGGCAGTACCGAATCGAGGCCAGCGCCTATAAGCCCGGCACGGCTTGGGTCGTTCTGAACGTGCGGGCCGAGAACGAGCGCTGATGGCGCTCAACATCCATTACGTCGTCCGAGAGAACCGCCTTCGCAGGTTCAAGGGCAACCTCACGCATTTCATGGAATACCTCGGGCGCCTGACTGGCGACCTTTTGAAGCACGAGGCTGGTCTGACCTCCCTGGAGTTCATCAACCGCACCAGCCCCATCTTGCCACGCGATGGCGTTGCCAAGGCTGGTCTCGACACCGGTGCTAGGCAGGCTGGCGAGCGGGCCGTTGAGCGCGACATCCGCTCAATCTTCAAGCCCACCGACGACATGCTGGCCGGCGCCGCGGACATGGCCTATGGTTCGCGCGAGGCCTTCGAGAAGTGGAAGCGCCGCCCGCTTCCCAAGACCTCCAACCAAATCGTCCGCAAGATCTGGGAGGACCAGGACGTCGACAGGGCTTATGCAAAGGCGCAGCGCTTCTTCGCATCTACTGACCGCACGCGCGGCATCTCGGACGAGGCCAGGATGCGCTCGGTGCACGAGCGGGAGCGCAACGCATCCCGCCTGAAGGGTCGAGTTACCCGCGGCGGTGGTCCAACGGCCGACGTTAAGAAGCGTCCTTACTACGCCGACGCGGCCATAATCCAGCGCTATGTCGCCGCCAAGCTAAAGGCGGTCGGCAAGGCCAAGGCAGGCTGGTGGGACATCATCCGCAACCTTGGCACCGTGAAGGTCAACGGCAGGGTGTTCCAGCCCGCTGGCCGCAGGGTGCCCGCGTGGGTTAAGCGCCACGGAGGCGGCAACGGCATGATGACCGCCAGCAAGAACAAGGTGACCATCCTCAATCGCATAGGCAACGTGAACGGAATCGCCGTCGAGTCCAACACGGTCCAGGAGGTCATCAACAGCCGAAACATCTCCCTTAACCAGAACCCCTACCTCCAGCGCGAGGTTGACCGGGCCCTGCGCCTGTGGAACGCTGGACGCATCAAGGCATCAATCTAATAACCATGGGCACAAAATCCATCCGTGAAATCGTCGAGGCCGCCCTGGTCTCGCACCTCGCCGCGCAGACCGAGCTCTCGGGCACCAACATCGAGAAGGGCATCGAGATTGATGTGATGGCCTTGCCGACGGTGGTCGTCTCCTGCGAGTCCGTCTCCAACCCTGCCGACCTTCCCGAGGGGCTCGGCAACTACACCTGCACGGTGCAGATCGGGGTCTTCACCTCGGCCGACGCCTCCTCCGCCCTGTCGGGTCACCGCGACCGCTGCGCCGCCGTCCTCGGGGCCATGCAGAACGTGGCGGGCATCAAGACCGCCTTCACGACCGGCGCGGACGCCACCTGCTACGACGTGGTCTACCAGTCGCACGACGACAGCAAGGGCGACCGGGCCTTGGGCATGATGGCGACCTACCAGGTGCACACGGTCCTGCCCGCTTGACGCGGGGGGCAACTGTAGAGAACCACCATGGCCGCCGTCACCAAAGGAACCGCCCACGTCTACGGTATCACGGGCACCGTCTCCAACATCACCGTCCAGTCCTACACGGTCTCCCGCTCCTTTGAGCTCGACGACAAGGTGGCCGGCGAGCACGGCCGCACGATCACTCATCGCATGGACGGCCGCACCAATGAGCTGTCCCTGGAGGGCGTCCTCCAGTCCTCGTCCTTCTCCATCGCCATCGGCGACCGCATCCAGTTCGCCGGGAACGAGATTGCCTTCGACGGCGCCGTGACCCGCATCGAGGACCGCGGCCAGAGCAAGGGCTTTTCCTTGGTCTCCATCTCGGCGGTGTCCTTCGAGGACATCACCTATTCCTGATAACCCTTTTACTTCCCCGCCCCCCGAGGGCAGGACGCATACCCCGCCCGCCGCGGGGTGTGTTGTTTTTGGGGTCTGGCTTGCCCTAGGAGGCGTTTTGATGGTAGACCCTATGTCCTCACCTACCCGCCATGGATAAACGATTCCTAGCCGCCTTTTTGACCCCTCGGGCGACCCGCCTCTGCGGCTACGACCTTTACCCTTGGTGCCTCAAGCATCGGATTCAGCTCACGGCCCTTGAAAGCCCCATGATGACGGGCGGTGACGTGACGGCCGGCGACCTCATGCTGTTCGCCAAGGTATGCGCCGAGAAGCCGATCAGCGGCAAGGTGACCCTGCGCGACAGGTGGCAGTTGCTTCGTATGGGCTTCCGCGAGGACGGTCTGCGGGCGGCCTACAAGGTGGCGGCGGACCACATGAGGTCGGACACTTGGCCCAAGTTCTGGGAGCAGCCGAAGACCGAGGGCGGGGAGGCGAGGGGCGGGGGCATCCCCTGGGCGCTGGCCGTGCTGTCGAACCTCATGCGAAACGGGCTAACCCTCGAGGAGGCCCTGCACCTGCCCGAGGCCCAGGCGGTCTGGCTATCGACGGCGCACTCGGTCCACGCCGGCGCCAAGATCGAGGTGCTGACCACCGACGATGAGGCCCTCCTTGACTCCCTTTCAACTGTAGAGAGAGCCCCCAATGAGCCGAAGCCTACAGTTTGACATCGTCGCCAACGACAAGGCCTCCGGCAAGATGAAGGAGGTGCAGGCCTCCGCTGGTCAGTTCGCGAAGAGCATTGGGTCCTTGTTCGCCGGAATCGTCAGCGCGCAGGCGCTCATCGGACGCGCCCTCAACTTCGCCCAGGAGTCCTTCCGTTTCGGCGCCGACTTGAAGGACAGCGCGGCGGCCGTGGGCCTCACGGTGACCGAGTTTCAGCAGCTCGAGTACGCAGCCAAGATGGCAGGGGTGCCTGTCGAGAAGATGCAGAGGGCCTTCAAGGACCTTCGGGTCGTGATGCGTGATGCCCAGCAGGGCAACGAGAAGGCGGTCATGATTCTCAAAACCCTTGGGTTCACGCAGGAGCAGATCGCCAGCGGAACCATCTCGGCAAGCGACGCCTTCCTCAAGGTCTCCGAGGCCATCTCTGCTGCCAAGACAGAGCAGGAGAAGTTCAACATCGCATCCCTGCTTTTCAGCGAGCGCTACGCTCAGGACCTAATCCCGATTCTGACCAACTTCCAGGACCTCAAGAAACTCATCAACGAGACCCCGCTCATCAGCGACGAGGACGCCAAGCGCCTGGACGAGTTCGACGACTTCATGACCAAGATGGAGACCCGGGCAAAGGTGTTCGCGGCCAAGACCATCGAGGCGCTGACCCTCTCCGAGAGCGAGGACCGCAAGTTGGGCAACGACATCCGCGCCGCCTTTGGTGTCGCCCCGGTGGTCTACGACCAGCCCGCCGCCGCAAGCGACGCCTCCAAGGAGATGGCCGGCAAGTTGGCCTCCCTCGGGAGCAAGACCACGGTCTCGGCCAGCACGGCCGCCGCGGCAGCCAGTTTCTCCTCGATGGCCGCGATCGGTGGCGCCGCCTCCTTCCGTGCCGGGTCCAAGACCCCCGAGTTGTCCACTCTCGAGAAAATCGAGCAGAACACCCGACCCGAGGCCGAGATTCCCGCCAACGGCTCTACCGACTTCTCCAAGGGCGGAGGACCCGACTCCTCGTACAATGCGCTTATCCAGCGCATCCGCTTCGGGGCCCGCCGTCGCGACATCGCCCCCCGCTGATTTATGGCCCGCGTATCCAAGGGAAACCAACTCAACGAGCTCAAACTCCAGCCCGGCTGGACCATCGAGGAGGACGGCTTCGGGCTGCTCACCTCTCGGCTCATCTTCGTCACCAATCAGTCCACGGATGAGGGGCAGGGTGGCATCACGCTCCTGGACAAGATTCCAGCCAAGGGCGACGTGCACCCGAAGGACTCGCGACTGCGCTGCCACCGCGCAAGCACGACCATCGGCGCCAACGGCCTCGCCACGGTGACGGCCGAGTACATCGGAATCAGCAAGGGCAACATGACACAATGCGAGGTCTCGGGCCGAGGCAACATGAGCACGGAGCCCATCACGACCCACCCCAAGTTCGTGGAGAAGATCGGTGGCACCGCGGCCAGCACGAAGAACGGCGCCCAGTTCAACACGGCAGGTCTTTTCATCGGATTTATCTATGACCAAAATGCGGCCTCCCTTGGTCTTAACAAGGAGGGCGTGCGCTCCTATCTGAACCCCGGCTTCGGCATCTCGGGTCACTTCTACACCTCGGACATCGGCATTGCCCGCAAGCTGAAGGATGACGTGGGCAAGACCAGCGGAAGCGGAAAGTTCTCCGGCGTGCAGCTCCTCGGGGGACTTGGCTCACTCAACTCGCAGACCTCGGACTCATGGTACGGTGAATGGACGACCGACGATTATGAGCTCAACCAGCTCATGCTGACAGGCGTCGCAATCGAGTTCTTCGGCAACCTGGTCAAGGTCTCCTACGACATCACCTATGCAAAGTACGGCTGGGATTCTGACATCTACGACGCCAGCATCGGCTCCTACTAATCATGGCGCCTCAGTTCAACCATAGCACCTACAGTTCGGGAAAGGCAGTCGGTGTGTTTTTGAAGGGGCAGGGCGGGCCGTCCCCGATCGTCGAGGCCGATAACCCTGCGGACGACAACTTCAAGCACCCATTCCAAGTTTGGGCCTACAAGAGCGGCAACGATTTCAAGGCCCGAGTCCGCGCTGGAACAGTCAACAACTTGGTGCCAACCATCTCCTCGACTTTGCTGGACGCAGCAACGCCGCCCGAGCTGACGCTGACGGGCAACGGCACCCATCGAATCTACATCAAGGGGGAGGTCGGCGGCAGCCCTGTCTTCTTTCCGGACACGGTGACTATTGTCTCCACCACCTCGACCTTCACGGATAGCGACTCGGCGGGGTATCTTCAGATTGCTTCAATAACCGTGACGGCAGGAAAGATAACCGCGCTCTCGCAGTTCGTCTACGCCTCGCAGATTCTCATCCGCGCCAAGCCAGGCGAGGACAACGCGCTCTGGTCCTGGAGCTCGCGCTGATGCCGCATCCTGCAGTCGGCCCATTCGGACCTTTCGCAGACTGGTCGGCCTCTGTGACCTATGCCGAGGGCGACGTGGTCTATTATCAGGGGTATCTGTACCAAGCGATGACGGCGATCACGGCCGGGGACAACCCTAGGACAGCCACCTACAGCGCCACCCTGACTGACAATGCCGGCTTTAGCGGCACGATTGGGACACCGGCGACCCGCACCATGCGCAAGTGGACAGTTTGGGATTTTCCCTTTGGAATACAGATGGCCCGACTTCGTGGTGTATCCCCTTCTGCGCTTTATGAGGGCGGCACGTCAGCGGTCACCTACGAGGTGAAGACAATCTATGTCACAAGGCCAGACCGAATGGACCTCAACGTATACCCAACCGTTGGCTCCTATGCAGGATACGGCCTTCCTTCTGGCATGAACCAAGAATGGAACGAGGACATTGCGTTCAACTTCGCGCCTTCGGCAGTCCCTTACAACTTCGACATCATAAACGGCCCCGAGGACTACGTCGGCCCGACCACAAACGAGTCGGGCATCCTGTTCCAGCCAGACAACGTAACAGCACGCATTTCGCTACAGGCAGGTTCAGACAACTTCTTTATGTATCCTGCATGGTCGCAGGAATGCCAAGGGCAGATGGTCTCCTCCTATCAGACGTTCTCCCGCGACTTCAACTACATCGACGCGGACGACAATCTTCAGCTCCTTACCACGCCGGGTTGGCAGGACAACTGGCAGTCCAACGGTACTGACACCGGCAGCGAGGATCCACCTGACTACATTATCGGTCCCGCAAGCCCCTATCAGACTAACTGACCCCCTTTGACGCCCCCTCAACTGTAGAGAAGCCCATGGCCCTGCTCACCACCCAGAAACTGTTCATCGACATCGAGACCGGGTCGGCCTACCGCGGCTGGAACGACTTCTCCTCGGTGCC